TTCCGCTACTACAACGCCAAGTTGATGAGCGCGAAGGTCGACCTGCGCACGAAGCTGGACACCGGCAACGAGGTGAACCAGTACCAGCTGACCTTCAGCTGCACCCCGCGCCCCATCATCGACACTGAATCCTCCCCTGCGGAGACCAAGCAGATGCTCCGTGTGACCAAGGACACGAACGGCTCCTCCGTCACCCTCTCCTGGCTGGATACCATCGACGCCGTTGACCTGACCCCCGCGGGGCCGTGATCTAACGCCCGGGGGCAGGGATAAACCCCCTGCCCCCTTCAAACTAAGGGAGGAAACATGTTCAGGAAGAAAGCAAGCAGCGTACAGATCGCCCGGCCCAAGCCGGAGATTGTGCATGGCATTGAAATAAAGAAGCAGCCAGTGGGGCGGTACTTTGAAGTGCTGGACCAAACCGGCGCCCTGGTGATGGAGCTACTGGACACCGCCTTCCCCGGCTTGGCCCCCAAGGACATCCTGGAACAGATGACGAAGGTGGACACGGCGGGCCTGCGCGCAATCCTGGTGCGCGTGGCGGGCGAGGTGCCGCGCAAGCTGGTGAGCCTGCTTCGCTCTATCGTAGGCGCGGACAGCAACCCGAACTGGGATGAACTGACTCCCGCGGAAATGACGAAAGTGGTCAAGGCTTTTTGGGAGTTGAATGACATGAGCGCTTTTTTCGGGAACGCGCGGAGCGCAGTCCAGCACCTGGTCCGGCAGCAGACCCCGCTGACGGGCAATACTGGCTCCAAAGGCTGACCGCCTCCTGTCAGGCGGTTGGCATCAACAAGCGCGAGATGCTGGAAGACTACTACCTCGATGAGCTTCTGCTGGTGCTGGACGCATACGCGGACATGCACAAGTCGGACAAGGACCGGGACGAGGAATACCGCGAGGTGTACGCGGACGAACTTGATTAGGAGGCGTGACGCATGGCGGAGCTGGATGTAGGCAGCATCGTTTTACGGATTAGGGCTGACGCAGCCGGCGTCCAGGAGGGCTTATCCCAGCTTGAGGCTGCCATGGCGCAGGCCCAGGGAAAGACGCAGCAGGCCGGCGCGGGCATTGACCAGAGCTACCAGAAGATGGGCGCCAGCGCGCAGGCGAGCGCCGCGACGCAGGCGGCGGCCTACGGCGCAATCGCCGCGGCGGCCACCAAGGCTGTCGGCATTATCGTGGGTGCCATCGGCACCGGGATTGAAGCCATCAACCGCTATCGGGCCGCCATCATCGGCCTGGAGAGCATCGCCGGCGGCCGCGGCATCAACGCCGCCGCGATGGAAGAAGCGCTCAACCGGGTCACCGACGCCTTCATGGATGTCGGCTCCGCGTCCACGGCGTTCAAGAACCTGCTGGCCCGGGGGTATGACCTTGAACAGGCGACAAACGCCATCCTCCGGCTGAAGGACGCCGCGGCTTTTGGCCGCCAGGCCAGCCTCGGCCTGGCAGAGGCGGTGGTCAGCGCCACGGAAGGCCTGAAGAACGAGAACAGCATCCTGGTGGACAATGCCGGCGTGACCAAGAACGTCGCAAAAATGTGGGAGGCATATGCCCAGTCCATCGGTACGACCGCGGAAAAACTGACCCAGCAGCAAAAGGTGGAAGCCGAGGTCAACGGCATCCTGGAGGAAACGCGCTACCAGGTAGGCGACCTGGCAAAGCTGCAGGGGACCCTGGCGGGGACACAGGCAGAGACCGCCCTGGCGGGGGAGGAACTGGCGCGGGCCTACGGTTCGAGCATGTCCCCCGCAGTCGAGGCGGTGACCGGCGTGTTTGGCGACTTCATGAGCACGCTGACCGGGATCGTCCAGGCGGCGCCCGGTCTGGTTGCGGGGCTGACGGCCGCCTCCCTGGCGGTCGGCGGGTTTATCGTAGCCACCAAAGCCGCGCAGGCGCTGCAGGCGCTTAACGCGATGCTGCTGACCGCGGCGGGCAGCACCACCATCTTCGGGGTGGCCGTCAATGCCGCGCTGCCCTGGCTTGCCGCCATCGGCGCGGTAATCGGCGTGGCCACCTGGGCGTACACCTCCTACCGCAAGGAGCAGGAGGCCGCGGCGGAAGCCGCCAAGAAGGCCGCGCAGGAGGCGAAGGAGAAGCGCGAGGCCCTCGACAAGGAGGTGGCCGCGCTGACCGCGCTGCGAAACGAGTACGCGGAGCTGGCGGGCAAGGTGTCTCTGAACAACACCGAGCGCGCCCGGATGGCCGAGATCGAGAAAACGCTGCAGGAGCAGTTCGGCATCACGCTGGCAGCGCTGGGTGACCTGGAGGCCGGGTATGCCGGCGTGACTGAGAAGATTGACGAGCAGATCCGCGCGAAGCTGCAGCTGACGGAGTTCGACCGGCAGCAGGAGCTGATGGGCCTGGAGAACCAGATCAAGGGGTTTGAGGCGCAGGAGGACCGCGCCTGGGCGATTCTGGGCATCAAGAAGCAGTGGATTCAGCTGCAGCAGGAAATGAACGACGCGGAGCGCAACCGGGACATCGCCACATCCAGCGGGGACCCATGGGGCACCGATGCGTACGCGAAGAAATATGAGGACGCGCGCGAGGCGCTGCATGTCCTCTTGGGCGACTTGGGGCTGACGATTGACGCGGACATCGAGCAAACCATGGAAGACGCGGCTGCATCCATTGACACGGCGCGCACCGGCCTGGAGGAAGCGAAGAAAGCATACGATAACAAGTACCTGCAGTTCGGCGTCGATTTTTATACTGCCCGCGGCATCAACATCAACGCCCAGACCGCGAAGCTGGTCAACGACTTTTACCGGCGGCTCCTGACGGATTACCCGGAGATGAACCTGGGCGATTTCTGGGCCGAATACTCCACTGCCCTGCAGTCCGACGCGGGGCCTGCTTTTGCTGCGATGAAGGACGTGCAGACCCGGATGCTGTCCGGCGGTCTGCCCCAGGACGGCGACCTGGCCGTCATGGAAGCCGCGTATGCGGAGGCGCTGAAAATCGTGGAGTCCGTCCAGGAGGGGACGGGGGCGACCGAGGAGCAGCTCATTTCGATGATGGGGTACATCGCCCCGATGTTCAAGGACGTGCTGGCCGGAACCAAGGACCTCAAGGACGTCTACGCGGACCTGGGCGACCAGGCCACGTCCGCCATCCTGGGCCAATCCGCGGAGGACTTTGCGGCCTGGCTCGGCGAGACCCGCGACACCGCCCGGAAGAACATGGACGAACTGTACAAAATGGCCGAGGACGCCAAGCGGCAGGCCGACCTGGTCAAGGGATACAACCTGCTGAAGATCAACTGGGGCGACCGGGAAAGCGACGGGTTCAAGGCCGGCATCGCGCTGCTGACGGAATACGGCATCGAGGTGCCCAAGCAGCTGGGGATGGTCGAGCAGGCCTTTGGCCAGCACGAGCGCATCCTATCGGGCATCCAGGCCGAGCAGGCGCCGCTGGCGCAGGCAATCTGGGGGACCGTCCAGTCGCTCAAAGTGGTGCGAGACGAGATGGACCGCAGCAGCCCCAGCTACAGGCAGCTGGACGGGCTGATTGCCGAGCTTGAGAACAGCTTTGGCGAACTGGCGGGCCTGAAAATGCCGGACAGCGCCTTCTTCGACCCGGCGGATTTCGTGTCCAAGATTGTCGAGCTGGACACCTCGTTTGAGGGCCTGGGCGAGCGTGCGAACACCGCCTTCGCGGACATGCAGTCCCTGGCCGCCGAAATCGCCGGGAACAGCCAGCTGAAGTCCGCGCTGGAGCAGCTGAAGGTGGAAATCGAAGGGGGCCGGGGCGCCGGCACGCTGGCGGAAGCCCTGCGCGAGCACGTCCGCGGCACCGCGGAGTATGCCAACGCCAGCCTGCGCACCGTGGATGAAATCAACGGGGCGCTTTCCAGCACCGCCACCATCCAGGCCGGGTTGGTAGGCCAAACCGAGCAGATGATAAGCACCATCGACGCGCTTTACATGGACCTGCTCACCCGGCAGAAGGACTATGAAAAAAGCAGCGCCGAGCACTCCATCATCGAGAGCCTGCTGACGCAGGTTGCGCAGTGGAAAGCGGAAATTGCGAATGCGGGCAACGCTGTCTTTACCGTGCCGGCGCAAATCGAGCTGATTGGCGGCGCAGCGGTGCTCAAGCAGGTGACAGAGCTGGGCGCCAGGGCGGCCAACACGCAAAAGAGCATCGAGAGCATCGGCATCAAGCGCGGCCAGATTGAAGATGCCAAGAAGATGGTGTCTGAAGCCAGGAAGCTGGAAAATGCGGGCAAGGACGCCGGCACGGAGTGGCGCGAAGTGGTGTCGAAAGTGCTCGGCAAGGAATTCACGGGCTCCCTGAAGGACGCCATGGACGCGCTCAACGGTATGGACGTGTCGCTGCAGGGCATGATTGACAGCATGACCGCGGAGATGGAGGCGACCAAGGCGCAGCTGGAGGACTTGGCCACCGGCGTCGTCTCCGGCGTCATCGACGTGACGGTCGACGGCACGGTGGACTACGGACCGATCATGGCGGCCATCAACGGCGCCATTGACGTAATCAACGCGGGCCTGGCCTTTCTGGGCACAAGTCCCCTGACCAAGGCGAGCGGGGAGACGCGTCAGGGACGCGGCGGCGGCGGCGGCAGCAAGAAGAGCGCGCTGGCCATCGACCTGGAGAAGATGGCGCACGACATCGCCATGGGGCGGCTGGACGTCGAGGGCGAGCTCAACCGGCTCCTC